GCCGCTGGAAAAGCGCAGCGGGCCCCGGAAGTGGCAGCGGGATATTCTGCGGAAGATTAGGACGCACATCGAGGAAAACGGCGACCGAGATATGTACGAGGTATTCCGCCTGGCGGTGGCCTCCGGCCGAGGAATCGGAAAGTCGGCGCTGGTAAGTTGGCTCGTGCTCTGGATGCTGTCGACGCGGATCGGCGCGAGCGTGATCGTGTCAGCGAATAGCGAAGCGCAGCTCAGGAGCGTGACCTGGGCCGAGATCACGAAGTGGCTGGCGATGCTGATGAACTCGCACTGGTTCGAGATCAGCGCCACGCGGATCGTGCCGGCGAAGTGGCTCACGGAACTGGTGGAGCGCGACCTGAAGAAGGGCACCCGTTACTGGGGCGCGGAGGGCAAACTCTGGAGCGACGAGAATCCGGATGCGTACGCTGGCGCGCACAACGACGACGGCATGATGGTCGTGTTTGACGAAGCCAGCGGTATCCCGGACAGTATCTGGAGCGTGGCGGCGGGGTTTTTCACGGAAAACACGCCGCACAGGTTCTGGTGCGCGTTCAGTAACCCACGGCGAAACTCGGGGTATTTTTTCGAGTGTTTTAACGCCAAGCGGAACTTCTGGAAGACGCAGAATATCGACGCCAGGACGGTGGAGGACACCGATAAAGGCGTGTACCAGGCGATTATTGACGAGTACGGCGAGGACTCGCCGCAGGCGATGGTCGAGGTATACGGCGAGTTTCCCGGCGCGGATGAATACCAGTTTATCCCGCTGGGGCTGGTGGAAGAAGCCGGCAAGCGGCCCCCGATGCGCGACCCGGAGGCACCCGTGGTGCTGGGCGTGGACCCCGCGCGGTACGGCGCGGACGCGACGATTATTGTGGCGCGCCGGGGCCGGGATTTGCTGGAAGTGCGGCGGTTCCGGGGCGATGACACGATGACGGTGGTGGGGCACGTCATCGAGGCGATTGAGGATTTTCGGCCGGTGCTGACGGTGATTGACGAGGGCGGCTTGGGCGCGGGCGTGCTGGACAGACTGCTGGAGCAGCGGTATAAGGTGCGCGGGGTGAATTTTGGCTGGAAGGCCAAGGATCAGAAGGCGTACCAGAACAAGCGGGCTGAGATGTGGGGCGCGATGAAGCAGTGGCTGCGCACGGCGTCGATCAAGGACGACAGGAACCTGAAGAAAGACCTGTGCGGCCCGAGAACGCGGCCGAACTCGTCGGGGTCAATTGCGCTGGAGACGAAGGAGCAGATGAAGGCCCGGGGCCTGGCTTCGCCTGACGCTGCTGACGCGCTGGCGGTGACGTTTGCGTTCCCCGTGGCGCACAGGGAGTACAATCCGCGCAGCCAGCACCGGGTGGTTACGACGCATGGGGGAGCCATGCAGTCGGCCGGGTGGATGGCACACTGAGGGTCTGTCATGGCGAAGTCGGTGTCTCTGAGCGTTGGTCGAGGCGAAAAGCTGCCCACGAAGCAGGGCGCTGGCCTGACGGCCAAAGGCCGCGAGAAATACAACCGCGAGACCGGGTCGAGCCTAAAGGCGCCGGCGCCAAACCCGAAGACTGAGGCCGACAAGGGGCGAAAAGCGTCGTTTTGCGCCCGCATGGGCGGCGTGGCCGCAAAGGCCGAGAACGCAGAGCGGGCCAAAGCCGCGCTGAAGCGCTGGAAATGCTGACTGCGAGGTAAAAATGGCCACGAAACCCGGTCTCTACGCCAATATCAACGCCAAACGCGAGCGCATTGCTGCCGGAAGCGGCGAGAAGATGCGCAAGCCCGGCGCGGCGGGCGCACCTACGGCAAAAGCGTTCCGCGAGTCGGCCAAGACGGCCAAACCGAAGGGGAAATGACATGCCTCTGGTGAAATCGGCGTCCAAAGACGCTTTTCGCAAGAACGTGAAGACCGAAATGGCGCACGGCAAGCCGCAGAAACAAGCTGTGGCGATTGCGTACAACACGCAGCGCATGGCCAAGGCGCCTGCGAAGGGCAAGAAGTAACATGGCACGCGACGACGGCATCAACGGGGCTCGGCGGGTAGCCGACGGCGGCTCGGACAAGTCTGAACTGCTGGCAGAAATGCGCACGCGGATGCAGTCCGCGCAGTCCGCGTTTTCGCTCACGCGGCAGGCTGAACTGGACGACCTGCGGTTCATGGCGGGCAGCCCGGACAACAACTGGCAGTGGCCGCAGGACGTGTTGGCCACGCGCGGCAGCGTGCAAGGGCAGACGGTAAACGCCAGGCCGTGCCTGACGATCAACAAACTGCCGCAGCACGTCCGCAACGTCACCAACGAGCAGCGCCAAAACAGGCCCAGCGGCAAAGTCATTCCTGCGGACGACCGCGCCGATCCCGAGGTGGCAGAGATTTTCGACGGCATCGTGCGGCACATCGAGTACATGTCTGACGCCGACGTGGCGTACGACACGGCTTGCGACAATCAGGTCACGTTTGGCGAGGGGTATATCCGTTTGCTGACGGAATACTGCGACGAGGACACGTTTGATCAAGACATCCGTATCGGCCGCATCCGCAACGCGTTCAGCGTGTACATGGACCCGATGATCCAAGACCCCTGCGGGTCGGACGCGCGGTACTGCTTCATTACGCAGGACATTACTGTCGACGAGTTCGAGCGGATGTTCCCCGACGCCACGCCGATCACGACACTGCGAACGCAGGGCGTGGGCGATGCGTCAATGGGGTACTGGCTGAACGAAAACACGGTGCGGATTGCCGAGTATTTCCGCATCGAAGAAGAACGCGCCACGCTGAACCTTTATCCTGGCGGCCTGACGGCGTTCAAGGGGTCGTTTGAGGCCCGCCAGATGGAAGCGATGGGCATGGAGCCCCTACGCACGCGGGAGTCGTCCAAGCGTGTTGTGAAGTGGATGAAAACCAACGGTTTTGAGGTTCTGGAGGAGCAGGACTGGGTCGGTAAGTACATTCCCGTGGTGCGCGTGGTGGGCAACGAGTTTGAGGTGGACGGCGAGATCCACGTTTCGGGCTTGGTGCGCAACGCCAAGGACGCCCAGCGCATGTACAACTACTGGGTGTCGCAGGAAGCCGAGATGCTGGCGCTGGCCCCGAAGGCGCCGTTCATTGGGTACGGCGGGCAGTTCGAGGGTTACGAAAACCAGTGGAAGACGGCCAACACGCAGAATTGGCCGTATCTGGAGGTAAACCCTGATGCCACAGATGGAGCCGGAAACTCTTTCCCGCTTCCTCAGCGCGCGCAGCCGCCGATGGCGCAGCAGGGGCTTATCGCCGCCAAGATGGGCGCCGCAGACGACATCAAGGCAACCACGGGCCAGTACGACCCGTCCCTCGGCGCGACTTCCAACGAACGATCGGGCCGCGCTATTCTGGCTCGTCAGGCTCAGAGCGATACCGGAACCTACCACTATGTGGATAACCTGGCCCGAGCCATACGGCATGTAACGCGCCAGATTATCGACATGATCCCGAAGATCTACGACACGCAACGTGTGGCGCGGATCATTGGCATGGACGGCCAGACAACGATGGCCAAGATCAACCCGATGCAACCCGAGCCGGTGCGCGAGTTGAAAGATCAGAACGGCGTCACCATCGAAAAGATCTACAACCCCGGCGTCGGCCGATACGACGTTGTGGTTACCACCGGCCCGTCGTACCTGACGAAGCGGCAGGAGGCGATGGACGCCATGTCGCAGATCTTGCAGGGCTCGCCGCAGCTGTGGGCCGTGGC